ACTAAAGAGGTTAAGGCTTGGCTTGAGACTTTAACAGGTGTAGGTAAAAGAACACCTAATGCAGTTATAAAAAGTATGCTCATGAAAGAGTATGAAATACATGGTAAAAAAGAGTAAAGGAATTTAAAAAAAGGAGGTAATCAGTCGCTCAAAAGAGCTAACCAATTACGGAATTAAAATAGATACTTTGGCGAGTCTCATCTTAATTATTCCGTATTATATCCTAAAGGTTATATTATGGCAAAGATAGTAAAAAAAGCAAATAGTTTATTCGATAAGTTTGAGTTAAAAATGGAATTATGGGCAGAGAGGTTATTTTAATGGATAAGATTAAATTTGACATTAGCAACCTATTCGCTAAAAAAGAGGTTCTTATATCTAAAGAGGAGATCGTTGAGATAGTTTACTTTGCTATTCAAAACGGAATAGTAAAGATAGAAACTCAATCTATGGATGTTGAGGCAGATGAAAACTATATGGAATTTGAGGATAGAGTTTTAAGACTTGGCTTCACTAATACAGTTGAAAATGTACTCATAAAACCGTTTGACTATAAAGAGGGCGAAGAATGTTCATCATGTCACGGAGACAAAGAGTATGAAGTATCAGCAGGAAGTCACTCTTTTTTTAAAGAGTGCCATTGTACAAAGGATTAAAAACAATGCTAGTATTAAGCCTATTTAGTGGAGTTGGTTTACTAGACCAAGCTTTTAGAGAAAAAGGTTTTTGTGTAGTATCTGCAGGAGACCTTTTATATGGTCAAGATATAAGAGATTTTAAAGCCATAGCCAATAAGTTTGATGGTGTTATCGGTGGCAGTCCTTGCCAAGATTTCAGCACACTCAAGAGAGAAAAGGGAACTTACTCTTTAGAGATGGTTCAAGAGTTTATTAGAGTCGTAAAAGAAGCCGAGCCATCTTGGTGGCTTCTTGAAAATGTCAAAGGTGTACCAGATGTGGAAATACAAAACTACTCGCACCAAAGAATTGACATAAATCAAGGTTGGTACTCAGATACTAGCAGATTAAGACATATTCAGTTTGGTTCTAAAGATGAGTTATATCTTGACATACCAAGAGGAAATATGGACGGAGTAGAAAACAGTTGTGCATTAGCAACAGACGACCGAAGTTTTAGAGAACTTTGCTACTTGCAAGGTCTAAGCGATGATTATGATTTACCAGACTTTAATATCGCAGGTAAAAAGAAAGCTGTAGGGAATGGTGTACCTCTTGTTATTGGAAGAGTTTTAGCCGATGCAGTTAAAAGTGTAGCTGCTCAGTCACATTTAAAAGAAGTTGATCCGTCACATCTATTTGACCAGGGACCGTCACAAAAGTTAAGATGCCCTTGTGGATGTAAAAGAGTTTTAGTAGGTCGCAAAAAGTATTATGACTCATCTTGTAGAAAGAGAGCCGAAAGGAGAAGAAACAATGAAAAAAACAAAAATACTAACTAAGCTATTAATAGAAAATCCACCAACGGACAAAACTGTTTATGTAATCAGCATTAGTGGAGGTAAAGACTCAAAAGCAACTCTTATTGTATCTTTACCACTACTTTTAAAAATAGTTAAACCATCTCAAATTAAAGTAGTCTTTTGCGATACAGGTTGGGAAAAAGATGAGACCATGCAGGAAATTGAAACGATAAAAGATAGATTAAAAGAGTTTGATATAGAGTTTCTAACTTTAACTAATCCTAAATATCCAAACGGAATGACTGATTTAATAAAATCTAAAAAAGCATTTCCTACACGAATGGCTAAAACTTGTACTCAATTACTCAAGATGATACCTGCAGTTGAGTATTATAAAAGTTTAAATTCTAAAGGTCTAAAAGTAATTAGTTTAGTTGGTAAGAGAAGAGATGAGTCAAAAGATAGGATAGATACACCAGACGAAGAATATTACTCTTATAAAGATTGGGGATTTACGATATATCAACCTATTGCTGATTGGACTGAAACAGATGTTTATTCTTTTCTTGATGAAACTTGGGGAATTCCACAATCTTATTTCAATGGTAATAAGAGAGTTGGTTGTGATGAGTGTTTTCAAGCTGATTTAAAATCAATTTCATTGATGAGTGAAGATAAGATTAAACAGATGGAAGATGTAGAAAGTGAAGTATCTAAATCTTATACTGATAAAGTACCTACTTTTTTCTTTAGAAGAAATAGCACCTTTCCCGATGGCTTTGCCCCTATTAGAGAGATAGTAAATTATGCTAAAGATAAATACAATTTTAACTATTACACTTTTCACACTAGATCCCTTAGAATGATGTCAAAAAAAATAGGTCAAAAAACACTTAGATACAAATTTATACAATCTGGCTACATTCCAAACAAAAGCAATTTTTCAAAATATATAAATGGCATTTTATCAGTTCCACAGTCTATGCAGTTTGATGTAGAAGTTTTAACAACTAAGATTTTATCCGCTAAAGAGAGAAGTGATTTATTAAAGTTTGAAAAGTTAGAAACTATTGCTAAAGAAGACAATAATCTATCATGCGACTGCGAGAGTTACAATATGTTGTAATATCTTACAACATATATTTTAAAACTCCCTCGATGAGTCACACTTTTAAATTGTGGCCCAGTCACATTTTTGTTCAGCTGCATAGACACACCTAATAATTCATAATAAACAGCTCTCTAACCACTTTTTTATTACTATGAACATTCTTTCCTAAAGTGTACTCAAACTTATCACTTGTAACTATGCGAAAATCATCATATAACTCCCTCACAAACTCACAATCATTATAAGATAGTAGAAACTTACCATTAACATTTTTTAAGACCTTGTGGAGCCTCTTATGGTCGTTTATGTCAAAAGTCTTTTTATTTTTGTAATATGACTCTGTTCCTACATAAGGAGGGTCACAATAAAAGAAAGTATCTGTACTATCATAGTTAAGTATCAGCTTTTCAAAGTCCATATTCTCAATCGTTACCATCTTGAGCCTCTGCGACCATTTAGCAAAATCTTTATAAATATTTTTAGGCTTACGACTTTTAGCACTCATCGCAAAATTATCGCCTTTACTTCCAAAACTCATCTGGAGCTTATAGAAATAAAATGATGCCTTTTCTACAAAGTCACGAGGCTTCATCTTTGAGAACTTTATATCAGTAAAAAGCTCACGAGATATAAGTAACTCATTAAGATACTTTTGCAACAGTAACGGATTAGTTCTGATACATCTATGAAGATTAATGAGGTCACTATTAAAATCATTTGCGACCTCTCTATATTTTGCACCTGCAGGAACTTCTTTTGCATAAAGCACATTTAAAGCACCACCGAACACCTCTACATATAAGCTATGATTGCTAGGTATGTGTTTAACTATTTGTTTTGCTAACTTTGATTTTCCACCGACCCATCCGTGTGGTGGTTTTAGTGTAGTAGTATTCAACTGAACTCCTATATTTTTACTTTTATGTATAATTTGGTTATACATAATTTAATTATTTTTTAGATAATATTCGCACATCGGAGAGTGGGAGTTCAAAGTATCACTCTCCGTGTTTTGTCTTTTTTAAACCCTTACAAGCTCAAAATGAGGTAAATCATCAAAGCTCTGGTCGCTAAACTCTTTGTCGCCATCCCAATCGCCACCCCATCTTAATTTATGAGTAATTTTTCCCTCATCAAATAATCTCTCACTTGCTTGAAACATCATCCCTGCTAGAAGATAAAATCTAGCCTTTGATTTCTCAATCTGTTTAAAGTCTATCGGATAAGGTGCTATATCAACAGCCTCACTCTTTGGTAAAGATTGGTGCTTAGATTTATGTTTAACACCATCTAACTTGCTACGACCTGCCTTAAAATATTCTCTTTGTTTAGAGTAAGTTCTTGACCCCTCTAAAACAGAAAAATCAAAAGTCTTTATGACTTCATTACAGATAAGTTTTAAATCACTATGACAAGTATTTAATCGCTCTCTTGATTTACTTCCAAAACTAGCCATTTTTTACCACCAACATTTTATGCCGATTAGTCGTGAAGTTGTGAAGAACTCACACTCACTTTTTTTTTGTTTTGACTTTCTATCTCATCAACCATAGCCGTGTTACTTTTGTCATAAGTTACCACTACATTATCAAGAGCCTCAAGCATAGGATTATCAAGTTCTAACTCTATATAAGCCGTTCTTGCACCTACATAGATAACTTTACCTGTACTGTAAACTTTATCAGCACACCCACTAAAAAGAAGCACCATCAAGACACTTACTAAAACTAAATTTTTCATATAACAACCTTTTCATTATCTCTAATTTTATTCGCCCAAAAAGCACTCGCACCCCACTCTTTAACAAAGTAGTAATAAGTTTTTGCTCTTCGTAACCTAAGCTTTTTTAAAAGCCAACAGCAACTCTCCCACTCAACTATCCGAAAGAGGTTATTTTTAAAGACCCTATCAGCCACCTCTTTATCTTCAAGTGTCTTGCCAGAGTGATACATAAAGTCGTGAATGTTACAAGCCATACTAATATCTAAAAAGTAAAAGCTATCAGGAACAGGAAAGCCGTTTTTAGCTCCACAGCCGTTACATATCTCTTTTTTTTCATCTTCTTTTAGTTCTCTAAACCCATCTGGAGCATAAAGAACTAACTCAGTTTCATCTTTCATCATTTACCTCCTTAATTTTCTAACTCAAGCGATGAAGTCCAACCACCGTTACGAGTCCATCTATGAGAACAAGTCTCAACACTAAAAACCCCATCATCCTCACTATTGTAAGTATTAAAAAGCTCTACTTTAGTACCTGCATAAACTGCTTGACCTTTTAGAGAAAGAGAGCCTTTAACAATGCCTTTATTAATAGTTTGGAGTTTTGCTTTTGCTTTTACTTTTGCTTCATTTTCATCTTTGAAAGCACTTTTTATTTTTATAATTGGTGTACCATCGCCAACAGTAACTTTTATAATCTTGCCATTATCCAAGTCATGCCATGAAGCCTCACAGCTCTCATAATAAGTTTTAGAAGAGTGTTTTAATGAAGAACTAGAACAGAGACTCACATCTATCTTGCTTACAGGTAAAGAGTCATCTTCTTTATTTACAAAATATAAAAAATCGTTCTTGATAGAAAATAAAACATTGTAATCTTTAGCTATTCTCTCAAGGAAATTAATATCGCTCTCATTAGTTTGATTAAGCGATTTTATATCTATATCCTCAGCTTTAAACTTTACTTTATGCCCTAACCTATCAGCGACAATATTAACGATACTTGAGAGCTTTGTATCTTTGAAGTGGTGGCTTAGTTTCTCTTTTTGTTTCTCATTGAACTCTACACCTGTAGCCGTAAACTGTAAAGATTTATTATCACTTCTTACTACACTTTGAACATGGAACAAGCCACACTCTAATTTTTCTTTAACTGTTCCATCGACAAAAGTTTTAAAAGTAAGTTCTACTTTTGCACTTGGTTTAGGTTTAGCAAAGTCTGGCATAACTTTTATAGTAACTTTGTCTGATTTTACCCCTGCACTATCATTAAAAGTCAAACTCAAAATATTTTTAATATCCACAGCTTGACCATCTATTGAAAGTTCTATTACATCAACTACCATAATGGAACTCTCTCTTTAGGCTCTAATATTTCAGCCTGTACAGTCACACTAAAATCTGGAAGCTCTATTGTCATACCACTTATTAAAACCATAGGCTTATCAAAGAGTTGCTTATTGGCACTTATTACATCATTTAGATGTTCTAAGTCGCCATAATGTTTAAGCACTATTAAGTCTATTCTATCGCCATCATTACATCTATAAAATGTCATCGTAAACCTCTTTTAGAGAAAGATTGTAAGTTTGTACTGTATAGTTACCATCATCTGTAAAATGCTCTTTTGTGATATTTAAGTTAGTCAATAAGACCTCTATATCATCATTTAAAGTGGTAAATCTAAGAGACTCACGAGCTTTTAAATAATCTTCTAAGCTATTGAGAGCATTAAGAGGTTGAACTACCAAAACACCATTTAAAGATAATTTGTTTTCATAGCCACCTGCATCAGATATTCTTTCTTGACCCTTGATAGGTTTAAAACTCCCAAAAGTTGCACTAAGAGTTTGAGAGATTTTTTTATAAGCATTTTTATCCATATAAAAAGCGAACTCTCCAAGTTTACCCATGCTAAGTCCACTTACAATATTCTCAATTTCATCCATCATTAGAACCTTTTGTAAATTCCTCTTTTTTCTAAATTAGCCTCACGACTAAGATTTAAGAGGTATTTTTTTCTCTCTTTACTTATCTGATTATTAGGGTAGTAAACAGCCCAACCTTGACGAACCAAAGAGAAATTTAAAACATCTATCCAAACCAAATCACGACCGTATCTATCTTTGCCATAATTGTAATATTTGACTTTTTTACCTAAGTAACGAGCCTCTACATAATCACGAGCTTTAAACCCAAGAGATAAAACTTTTTTAACTGTATGAGAGTATTTATCTTTGTGTTGTGGATTATTAGGATGTATCATCTTGAGAGTTTCCAACTGTTTAAAAGTTCTATGGTTTACTTTGGTTTCAAAAGTATCAAGAGCAATGAGGCGAACTTTAAACGGCTTCGCACTTCCTTTTTGTAACATCAAAGTATCGCCATCTATCACATACTTAACTTTTGCTTCTTGCCACTCATTCGCAAATAGTGAAGCCACCATCAACATCATTAAAATTACTTTTTTCATCATTTTCCTTTGTATTAAGATACATCTTGCATTTGCAGGTCTTGCTCATCATGAGCGAGTTCCTTTTGAGCTTTTGCAAGTTTCTCTTTTAAATCTTCATAGTCTATTTGACCACCTGCACCTGCATGAACTGTTATCTGATTAGTAATATTCTGATTAACTCCCCCCGTGTTACTATTGTTTTGCATAAATGTTTTTGTGTCATTTATTTGATTAGATGTAATATCACTTACACTCTCAAGAGGGATAGTCTGAACTTGCACCTCTTTTAGAGAAGAAGTACCTTGAAGCACCTTTTTATAATCTGTATTATTTACAGGAGTGATAGCTTTAGGTTTCACAGCCCAAAGTGAGTCTTTAGTTTTTACAGGTGCTAATTTTTTAGGTTTATCATCTCCAAAGCCAAAGAAGTCTTTAGTGCCGTTCCACATACCAGAGGCTTTATCTGTTACACTTGAAGCCAACCCTTTAACTTTATTAACCACACTCATAACTGCTTGAAATTTTGCATCTATCCAATTAAAAAAAGTAACAAACGGAGATTTAATTGTGTTTACTATTCCACCCCAAATAGAACCTGCAACTTGACCAATTAATACCCAACCATTGACAACCATAGCTCCCATATTAACAACCCAAGTAAGAGCAGATACAACCCATTTAATAGGTGTAACAGCCAAACCAAAAACAGTCGATATAATTCCACCTACATTAGAGAAGTTAATCCCTACAGCATTTAAAACCGTGCCAATAGCTGAAAAAATAGGAGATACTGCATCAAAAAGACCACCAACGGCATTTATTAAACCACCGAACAATCCTTGAAACTCTGTAAGAACAGGACTCATCCCCTCAGCAAAACCACTCCAGAGGCTATCTATTGAAGTCTTTACAAACTCAAATTTATTGTAAAGATATATACCTGCTCCAGCTATTGCCATCACACCAAGAACTATCGCAGTTACAGGAGAGGCTAAAAGTGCTAAACCTGCACCAACTCCAGAGGCTATAAGTCCAAAACCTGCAAGAGCTACAGAACCAACCACAAAAGCAGCACCCAAACCAAACACCCATTTTGAAGCAGTAGGAAACTTTTGAGTAAACTTATCTAATCTCTCTGCACCACTTTTTAAAACATTTGATACTGATTTAATCGCAGGAAGTAAACCATTAGTTGCACTAATTGATAAACCCTCCATAGCCGATGAAAGTAGTTTAAAATGCCCTGCAGTTGTATCAAGTTTTATAGTCTGAATATTTTTAGTAGTTCCACTTGAATTATCCAAAGTAGATTGATAATCAAGTAAACCTTTTTTACCTACTTTTAGAAGAGCAATCCCACTACTTAGAGCAGTCATTCCAAAGATGTGTTTTAGCTTTTTAGTTTTAGCTTCATCACTCATACCAACCATAGACTGATTTAATTCGCCTATGATGTTTGGCATACCTTTAAACTTCCCTTTGGCATCAAAAACAGATACACCAAGAGCCTCTAAAGCTTTTCGTGCCTCAGTAGGTGGAGCAGATAATCGTGTGTACATCTGGCGAAGCGAAGTACCTGCCATTGAACCTTGAATACCTACATCGCCAAGCTTACCTGCAAGTGCCGAAACTTCACTAAGACCTACACCAAGACCAGAGGCTATCGGTGCAGTATATTTCATAGTTTCGCCCAACATCTCTAAATCTGTATTTGAAGTTGTAAAAGTCTTTGCTAAAATATCTGATACCATTCCCATTTTTTCAGCTTTGATGGAGAACCCACTTAAAATATTTGAACCAATATCAGAAGCTACACCTAAATCAACACTTCCTGCAGTAGCTAAACCAAGAACCCCACTCATTGCTCCAAGTTGTTGTTTAGCATTAAAACCTGCTTTTGCTAAGTAAGTCATACCTATTGCACTTTGAGAAGCTGACCACTCAGTAGTCGCACCAAGTTCTTTTGCTTTTGCCGTTAGAAGAGTAAAATCCTCAGCCGTGATATTTTTAGTTAAAGCTTTAACATCAGCCATGCTACTTTCAAAGTTGATAGAAGCTTTAAAGGGTAAAGTTAAAAGAGAAGCAGTAGCAACAGCTCCAACTATTGCACCTGTACCCATTTGACTAGCTTTAGGAGTATTTTTTTTAGCTACTCTTGCACCTCTTTGAAGATTATCAGCACTTTTACGAGTCCAAAAAGCAGTTTGTTTGGCATCATGCTCAATAGCAGTCATATCCTTACGAGCTTCTTTTAAACTATTTCGTGAAGTTTTTATATCAAGGCGAATAGGATTAGCACTTATCTTTGCACTTTGACTTCTAATTTTTCCTAAGTGGTTATCAAGTTGTTTGAGATTTCTATTAAGAAGAGGAAACTTAGTGCTTTGTAAAAGATTAGCTTTAGTAACTTTTTGAGCATAAGTGTGAATACCTTTAACACTTGCTTGTAAAAAACTACTTCCCTTTATGGCAGGGTTCCACACCATATTTAAACTTACTGAACCAAGACCTGCCATAATTAAACCTTTTATTTATTTTTTTATATCTATTTTAAAAATCCTAAAAATTCATCCTGTACAGTCACATATTTTAAAGCTAGATCACTCACACTTTTTATAGCCGGTCTGTCACACTTTAATTGCCAGGACCTGTCACATATTTGTCTTGCAGCTAAGACACATTTAGAATTTTAAAAAGAGATAGAGTCAAGAGGGAATGACCTCTTAACTCGTATGTGTTTAGTTACTAAGCAGTAACAGGAGCATTCATTGCATCAAGAAGTTTGTCACTCTCAACGAATTGAACATGAAAACCTGCAGGAGCAGTTCCAAGAGTACCATCTGGTAGTTTGTAGTTTCTCTCTGCATGAGAACGAACCTCTAAAGTACCAAGACCAGAAGCTTTGATTGAAGAACCTGCAACAAGTGCATTGAAAGCTAAATCGTTAGCTTTGTCCATAACTTGGTCAACTAAAGTTTTAGTAACTTTGATACCATCTGCTGTAAGTGAAGCATGAACTGCCTCTCTAGCCTCTTTTTCATTGATTGATTTTAATGCTGTAGCCATAATATGACTCCTTTTTGTGTTTTTATTTTTTACAGCTTTGCCAACCTACTTACAGAGCAGGACTGTTTTTATGAGTTATTTAAACTCATTAACTCAAGCTTTTGCTTGTGTTTTTTGATTGATACATTGTAATAATCAATCCACTCACTAATCGGTAATGCTTTTTGCTCTCTTACTGTTAAAAGAAAAAACTCACTTACCAACGAATAGCACTCAAGCTTAGTAGCTTTAGAGCCACCAAGCCGAACTAAAAACCCTGTAAAACTTCCATCACTAAAGCACTATCTTTATTAGCTAAAGCAAGAGCCTCTTTGTAATCAATACCTGCAGAGATAGAAATTTGTACATAACCACCAACTTTGCCCTTTTCAGTCTCTTTAGCGATGATTTCATCATCAAAACCTGTAAGCTCATTAAGTGTGAGTTCTGTAACTTTTTTAGTTTCTTTACCCTCTGTAACTTCTACAGTTTCCCCAAAAGGATAAACTCTTGAGAGAGTAACTTTCTCTTTAGCATAATCAATAGCTTGTATTTTTGACATCTAAGCCCCTTATATATTGTTGTTAAAATCAGGAGCCATATCAACACCTGCTAAAATACATTTGTAAGGATTTCTACTATAAACAATAGTCGGAATTCCATCTACAACCTCAGAGTACATATCAACACGAATTTCAAACTCTCTCTTAGTTGAGTCGCCCTCTTTTACCTCTCCGCTCATTTTGTGAAGCTGACCTTGAGCAGTAATTAAAAGAGATTTATCTTCGCCATCCTCACGGATATTTCCTTTTAATACAAAAGGTAAACCTGCACTCATGTGAGCTACAAACTCAGCACCTAAGTTCTTAACTGCAATAGTCATTTTAGGTTGCTTAACTAAGCCTGTACTCTCTTCGTTCACAGTTTCAAACTCGAACTCTGGTTGCTTTGTACCCTCATCCGTATAACCGAATGTATTTTTACCTGCTATCATAATTGATAGCCCTGTTAGTATCTGGCTTGGTAAGCCTAAACCATTTTTAGTCATTGTTTAACCCTCCACCGAGTAATATTCATTAGTTGCATAAGGTTGAATTACAATCGCTCTTACACCTACATTGTTACCTGCATCATAATCCATGTACAAGATACCTGCGGCGATTTCAGCACCGTTGTTTTTATCAGACCACCAAACTTTCGCACCAACTGCCGCACCACTATTTACAGCTTTTAGAAGAAAAGCCTCTGCATCAGCTTTAGCCAAAGTTAGCACATCAGTTACAGGACGATGTTTGTGTCTTTTTAGAGATTTTTGTAAGTTCTCATTTAAAAGGTCAAAGAAACGGATCGTCTCAAGTTTGTTAAAACGAGCATCATCGCTTGGTGTTTCAAAGTTATAAAGACGATTTCCATCATCATTAAGTAGCAAAGCACCACCTGCATTAACTATCTGATTTACATCACAAGTATCCTCGCCCTCTTCATAAGTAAGAGGAATTACACAACCCTCTACATCATAAATAAGTTGATTAGCATGGTCAAAACAAGAACCAAACTCGCCCATAAGTGCATCGTGGTAAGCTATGTGACCTGCAACAACTGCAGAGTTAGGTTTAGATATTGTTTTGTTTTCAAAAACACTCCATACTTTTCTATATAGTGGGAATGCTAAGTATCTCATAGAACCAAGCTCTTGTAACTTCACGATAGAGTCTGTTACACTATTTAAGTATAAATCCACAATAGCAATAGTTTTAGTTCCAACTGCAAAGCTATCAAGAGCATTACGAACAGTTGCATCGTGTGAAAAATAAGAGGCAATAGCAATTCTTACTTTTGCACCAAATAATGTACGAGCTTTTTGTAAGTTACCAACAGCAGTTACAATCGCACTTTTAAACTCTGTATCTTCATAAAACACTTGAGGAGTTTTATCAGCATGAGCCTCAGTAAGTTCTACTAAAGAGATAACTACAGGAGATTTAACATTTTGCATTTTAATATCATGCAAATCCTCTCTAATAGTTCCTGCTTGAGTTTTAAACACCTCTAAAGCTTCCTCAGCATTTCCAAATCTAAGCAAATTACTCTGACTCTCATCATTTAGCTTTGCAACTACACTCTCATCCATTCCAACTAAAGAAGCAGAACCAACAAGACCGATAACCGTTGTAGATGTTATAATCGTTGCAGTAGCACTCGCATTTTTAGTAGGTAAAACTTTTATTCCGTTTGGCATACTAAGCCTCCTCTAATTCATTTTTTAAAGCACGATATTTAAAATATATCTCTTTAACTTTTTGACTACCTGCTTTAATCAAAGCACCAAAATCAACCTTACTAAAAGTTACAGTTTGATTGTTAATATCAATCCACTCTATAACTTCATCATCTGTAGCGATGTTATGCTGAACAGCCATCGTTTTAATGATGTCCTCATTCATAAATACATCAGATACCACTAAACCTGCTTTTAATTCTTTTGTACGAGCTTGATTTAAATCAAACTTTTTACCAAGAATTAAAGCACTTTCACTTGGATTGTTATTTGCATCCATTTTATAAGTCCTTTATCTTTGTAATTTTAATTGTGTAGTCGTTATAACTAGTGCCATCTTCTTTAACCTCAGTTTGAGTAGATAAGTCAAAACTTGCTTTTACCCAGTATTTATTCTCATCACTACGAACTAACTCACATCTAGTGTCATATGTATTTACTTCTGATAAAACAGGAGTGCTGAGACCACAGCAATGTTGTTTAACAAAAAATGTTTTATCAAGATGACCTCTATCTGAACGAATTGTTACAAAAGCATTTGAGGCACTAAATTCAACGGTTACATAACCATCTTCTGTAACCGTTCCACTAATCTCGTTTTGACCGAAATACGATGCTCTCCAACTTTCAAGCTCCTCTACTTTTGCTTTTACTTCACCATCCCATTTATTGTATTGACCTTTTACTAAGTCCATAAAATCATTTACTTTATTAGTTAAATTTGCTACTTCCGTTGCTAAACTCATTAATTCGCTCCCATTTCTTTAATTTCAGCTTCTATTAGATAATGAAAGTTTTTAGTATTCATCCCTAACATCGCTACTATTGGTTCTAAAAATCGCTCCTCAGCCTCTGCCTCTGGCAAATACTCAGTATTTCTAAAAACCACCTCTCCCTCATTACCTTTTATTGGTATTTTTATAGGGAACTGACCACCAATCTGCTCATTTAAGTAGATGATAGGAGTTTTAGCTATCGTTCCGACAATCAAATCATCAGAAAATAAACCTACTGCATAAAGGTGCTTGTTATAGCTATCTTCATTAGTTAGATTTACAATCGCTGTAAACACCCCTGCATCATCAAAATATGTACTCTCTACACTCTTATCATCAAAAACATAGTTCTTAATTTGAGTATATGTGAGTGTTGCAGTTTGCTCTAAAAGATTTTTTAGAGTTCCATCATTAACACTTGCTGAACCAATCAGAACAGCTCTATTAAACTTACCTCTCATTTGAGAGTTTAAGTAATCTAGTAACTGCTGATTAGGTAGAGCCGTTAAACCTCCACTTGCCATCTATAACCTCCTATTAAAGTTGTCTCATCTAGTGCGATACCCTCATCAATGCTCGTGTCTAAAGTTGAGTTATAAACCCAACCACCATTTAAAGGAATATCATCACTAATGATTAACTCATTGATACTCATAAATGGACTCACTTTTAAAGGGTCGCTTCCATTACTCACTAAAACCTCTGCAGTTATAAGTGGTAAATGAATATCAAAAGACTCTAATTGACTTCTAATATTTTTTGCTTTTTTGATTAGTCTTTTAGAAAGATAAAATAATCTATCATCATAAATGAGTGAAGTATCTGCTTTTAAAGTCACATCAACTCTAAACATTCCAACTTCTAAACTATCATCACTCATCCACTCTATAACATGAGCTTCATCCCATACAGCATTAACTGCATCTTCAACTGCTCCGATAGTTCCGAGTGATTTTCTTCTAAAAGTTTTTAAATAAGCTCTAGCCTCATGTTCAAGCATATTGTCAATATTTGCACCCTTTATAACTGCTATGTGAGGTAAAAGAGAGGCATCACATAACATAGGGTCATTACTCAAGTCTTTATAATCTACTCTTGAGCGAGTATCTAAGAGAACTGCAAATCTTTGAGCTTGTAAGCTTGAATTTTTAGGAAGTAAACTCATAGCTCTGCCTCTCTAAAATTGAGGGTTAAACTCTCAATAACAATTATTTGTTTATCATTAAGTATCACATCTTCAAAATCACTATAAACACGATACACACCATCTATATGGCATTTTCTTATAAAATCACTTGCCACCAAGTTTTGACCTATAAAAAAAGAATTGTTAAAATTAGCTCTAATATTTGTATCAATTTCGCTCTGTTTGAGAAGATCAAAAACTTCTATAGTTGCAGTTAGATTTAAACTAACTATCTCAGCAGGTTTAACTATTACATTGTCGTTAATGGGTCTGACATATTTTGCAGTACAAGCTTCATAAACTCTATTTATCATAAGTGCATCTACACCCTCAAAAGAGGCTAAATATATATTTACATCAAGCACTTTCTCATCAAGAACCACAATATCATCTATTCTACTATCAGCACTCACAACATGATATATATAAGCTTCCTCAGCTCCTGCAGTTGAGTATCTATCTGCACTACTGATTATTCTAAGTCTATATCTATCATCGCTCTCTAAGCCTGTACCATTTGAAAAAATATTAAGTTGTTTAACTTTTACAGCATAAGTAAGCTCAGTTACTAAGTTCTCTGTTTTTACATCACTCTCAGATACATACTGCTCTAACTCAACTTTTACAATAGCTACATCGTTACCTGCAAATATAGTTACATCATCAACTGTATGAGCTTTGTATTTATCATCATCACTATTTAAAATCACTCCTGCAGGTATTGTTAAATCTACATCACTTGGAGTTAAAAGAGTAAATTCAAAGTTAGCATAAGGATATTCCCCCTCATCTCTAAAAACATTCTCTTGGCTTCCTAAATGGTCAAGGTCTGCACCTGTAGCCGTTGTGATAAGTAACTGTTTAACAGTCTCTTTTTTATCATTTTGATTTATCATCTGGCGAAGTGTCAAAACTCTTAATTTTTTCATATAAGGGTCTGACTCCAGAGGAAGCCACTCAGTCTCATTTGTACTAAGCTCTTCTTTTGCAAGTGCTACATTTTCAGCTAAAAGTTCATCAAAAGTTTTTATTTTAAAAGCAGTAGGCTCTTGTAGAGAAGAGATTTTATTTTCTAAATCATTATACATTTACGACTCCCTTTAAGATGAAGTAACCAATCTTTACATCAAAGTACACCTTACCTGCACCGATAGACTCAGTATTAACAGTTGCACTTTTAAACTCAAGTCTAGGGTCATGCTTACAGGCATCTTTTAGACATCTTTTAAAGTCAATTATCCAAGAACTATCAAAAGCTCTATGCTTTAACTTTGGTAAGATAGTTCCGTAATCTGGTTTACCAATAACACTACCTTTTAAAGTAGTAAGTCCATCAACAAAGCTCTGCTCTGCACTAACTACATAACCATCTAAGCCAAGTGGTAAAGTAGTGTTTAAAATATCTATCATCACGAAACCTTGTAGCTTCCTGCAGATGAACCACTAGCAACTACAACCTCTGCATTAGCTTGTATCTCTGCTATTACTGCTTTGGCGATTGCATTAGCTAAACACTTATTTTCATTTGTAAGTTTTAACCCACAGCTTTGCATATTTGCTTCTATTTTTGATTTTAGTGAGCTATCAGTAATCATTTGACCGACCTTGTATTTTGACTTTCATCTGCATGAGGAGAACCCGTGAACGGACAAATACTCTCAGCCGTAATAACACCCTTGCCACCTATACCTAAATCAATACTAGAACTATCAACTGTTACATCATCAGCCGTAACAGTTGCACTTTTACATTCAACAGTTATATTTTTATCTGATTTAACAATTACATCTTTAGCAATATTTAGTGTGACAGAACAGGGAGTATTTAGAGAGATTTCTTTAGTTTTAATATCATGTATATAAGTAGTGCCATCTTCAAACTTTTGTATATATTTATCTTCGTCTGCATCATCTGGAAGAGGTACAGATTTATAAGTTAAGTTTCTATCGACAAAGCCATCTTCATTATTTCCAAACGGATTAAAAACGATTACTTGGTCATTTATTCTTACAGGTGTATGAACTACTAAAAAAGAAGAAGCTTGAGTTTTTACAGGAAGCCAATTTGTAACTCTATCATCAACACTAACTTTTACCTCAAGTTTTTTACCTGCAGTTTCAGTTGTGTATCTAAATTCAGTTATTAAGCCATACTGTATCATCATTAAATCACTTTGCTTTTATTAAGTCTAAAAGTCGTTCTTGGTTTAAAGACATTCTGTCCATCTTATTAGCTACTCCGATGTAGCACTCTTTAGTGTTTGCTCTCTCTATCTCTAAAGTGTCATTGAGAATATTTACAATCTCTTTATGTTGCTTTTGGCTATCTTGGTACATAACGATAAATTCTTTTTGATTATTAGCCGTTTTAGTGATTGCATCAGCGAGTTGTTGTTGGTTCTTTTTATCTCTTAAAATTGCAAAGATAAGACCTGCTGAAACAATCAGCAAAACAACTACACTTATGCCTAAAACTCCATATTCAAAATATGCACTCGCAGTTCCTAAAATTAACTTATCAGGCACATTAAACTCCCCTATTTTTTTCGATTACATTATTGTATTAGGTGGGAAGTGGATTAATCAATGTAGTTTTTTACTAAATATTGATACAATCACACTAAAAATGAGAGGTATATAATGAAGAGTGAAACTAAAAAATATATGTTAATAGGCTTTGTAGCACTTGCAGTAATAGGTGGAATTTTTGGCGAAAAACCAAAAGAGGAAGTTATATTAGAGGAAGAGAAAATCCCTGTTAAAAAAGAAATTGTGAGAGAACCTACAAAAGTTACTTACAGCGAAGCTCATGGAGCATTAGTTAAAAGTTTTGCTTATTCACTACAGGCAGGACAGCTTTGTGATAATTTAAAAATGAGATTAGATACAGAGGACAAAGTAAAGCAAAAGATAAGAACAGATACAAGAACAGGCATCTATAATAAAGATTATATGATAGGTATTAACTCAGCTTTTGCAGATAATGAACAAGGCACTCTTTGTAATCAAGCTTGGGCTAACTTTGGATGTGGTGGAGATATAGAAGCAAATCTTTTACAAGCCAACCCTTTTAAAGTCAAAAATGCACAGCTTTGTGAATATTAGATTAACTTTTTAATATTCTACCGACTACAGTTCCTAAAATATCCAACTGTTCTTGAGACTCATTAGCATTGATTACTTCATCACTATAAGTCTTATTACAGCTTGATATAACTATATTTCCGTTACACATAAATTTCAAGTTCTTAACCATAGTACCGTTAATAGTTTGAATTACATACTTACCATCATTAAGCCTATAAGATTTATCTTCTAAAGGATGAAATAATATAATATCATCTTCATTGATATACGGAACCATGCTGTCTCCTACTACAGGAAGAGCAATTATTATTTTGTCTGCATACTTTCTTTTAATAGATGCATTATCTATATAAACATACTCTTTAATTTTTAATGCATCTATAATCCCACCACTTCCTGCACCTACATATCCATCGATCAGAGGTATTCTTAGAGTATGTTCAACAATTTCTTTTAGTCTAGGTGCTTTTGTACTAATAATTTTATTTATTGCTTTGTCACTATCATCAAAAAGATACTGAACAGGAATATCTAATATGATAGCTATTGCATCTATTATTTCAATTTTAGGATTAGTACCCTGCTCCCATTTACTAACATTAATAGACTTTAAATCTGTACCAATAAGCTCATTTATATTATCGGCTAACTCTGATTGTTTCAAACCTCTTAACATTCTATATTTTTTCAATAACTCATAAAACATAATAAACTCCTAAAATACATAATTTAATTATACTTTATCGCATTTTAATTAAATTACTGTATAAAACAATAAACTACTTAAAGGACTTTTAATCGTAATTTAATTACAATACAATCAATTAAAGGACTGATATATGATGTTAAAAGATGATATTGATTATTTTTTAGAAGAAATAAAGAATATTAAAACCATGGATATTGCTAATTTGGTTGGTGTATCAAGAAACATGGCAGAAAAATATAAAAAATTCTCAAACTATCCAACACTTGATAAAGCTGTACTTATTGAAGATACTTTTAACATACCTGCTCGTATATGGGTTGATATTAGAAAATTAAAAGAAGATACTAAATAATGTACTCAACTGCAGACATAGCCTCTTTTTTAGGAACAGACCGACCTAATGTAAATTATTACATTAGACAAGGGCATCTGAAAGCGACTATGGTTGATGGAAACTACGAAGTATCTGCACAAGACTATCACTCTTTTAGAGATGAATATTACGACTCCAATCTAAGACACTCAAGAAGAGGTACAAACAAAAAATTAACAGATACTCAAGTTAAACTTTTAGCTTTTGTAGTAGCTGACCTGCAAAACAATCAAATCTCTCTCAAAGAGTTTCAAGACAAGTATAAACAAGAACTACACGACATTCCACAATTTAAAGATTATGTAATTTATAAAAGAGATGCATCCATAAGATACGACAATAAGCACAAAGGTTATAGATACCAAAAGTTAGCAGATGATTATGGTTTATCAGTAAGAAGCATACAAGAGATTATTAACACTAAAGAGTCATTATGAAAAAAGCACAACTACAACAGATAATTATTGATATTTCAAAAATGGATAAATCAGAACTAAACAAATATGCTCAAAAAGTTTATTTGTCTAAAGATGGCATCAAACCAGAGGCTTTTAGTTTTATAGAGAGAGCTTTAGATATTCAGTTGATGAACTTATGTGAAAACACAACTATAAGCCCTCTAGCTATCTGTAGTGAGATACGAGAGGGCGAACTATGAGAAAATTTAAAAAGGGAGGATTTTTAACTAAATTATTATTACAACAACGGCAACCAACTAAAAACATATAGAAAACTTATATAAGTTTAAGTATGTTTTTAATATAATTTTCAAAATACAACAGTATAAGGTAAGAAATTATGAGCGATGATATTTTCACAGTTCCAACAGATAAAAGTCTGTTTGACTTTAAATATAAGAGAAAACAAACTAATTACTCAATTCCAGAGGATGTTAAACACGATTTTGATGTTTATGCTTCAAAGATGAATTTGAATAAATCAAGAGTTATCGAAACTTTAATCATTAATTTTTTAATAAATGCAGGGGTAAGAGAAAAATAGACATAAAAAAAGGGTAACTGCTTGAGAACAGCTACCCTTGATTGAGATGCAATAACATCGGTTTGGTTGCCGTTATTGTATCTAATAATCACTTATGTGTAAATAAATTAGTTAAATTAGGACAATAATATGGGAAATGAACCTACAATCGAACAAATAAAACAATCTTTAGACATCGTGACAGTAGCCGAAATGTATGGCGAACTTATAAAAAATGGTGCTAACTACAAATATAAAAATGACTCAAGCTTAGTCATAAATCCATCTAAACAGATTTTTAGTAACTTTAACGGAGACATAACAGGAGGCTCAGTCCTTGACCTTGTTATGTATATGGAGAAGAAAGATTTAAAAGCAGGTATTGAGCGACTTAAAGAGTTAAGTTCACTTGATACTTACACAGTTGACCCTGCTCTTCAAATAAAAAGAAAAGAAGAAGCAAAAGCTAAAAAAACGGTTGACTTCAATAAGCTTCAAGATTGGGGAAACCAAGAGCTTAAAATGGTTGGTATTCATAGACCTATTGAGTATCAAGATAAAGACGGAAAAACACTTTACTATTTAGTACCAAGTGAACTTGAGCGATTATTTGAAACTAAACAGCTCCCTGCTGAATACAAACAAAAATTAGATTATATGTTTTCTAACCTCATAGGTTGGAATAAACACTTCAACTGCTCAAGTATCATTATAAAAGATGATATAGGTCGTATAGTTGATTTAATAGCATATAGACCTAATAAACCAGACTCATATAATGATTGGAATAATCCAAAGTATATCTACAAAAACTCGCACAACAGAGGAGAGAGCTTTTTATACCCTTTTAGAAAAGAGGTTGAAAGTATTTTATTTAAACCCTCAAACACAGATAAATATATTATAGTTGGAGAGGGCATCAAAAATGGCTTAAATGCTCTTTTGTATTCAGTTCCTTTTATTCCTCTTGAAAGTTCATCAAATAAAATTAGTGATAGTTTAATCGCATATATAAGAAACCTGCATGAGCAAGGTTACACAATTATATCTATGTTTGATGGAGACAAAGCAGGAGCTAAAGCACATGAAAACTTTATAGCTCAATCTGGACTTCAAGTAAATAACTTTTTAGCCTTTGATAGTGGGCTTGATTTTGTAGAGTATCTACAGTCTGGAGATAACAATGAATAATGTGTCAGAGCAGCAGAGCAAAAGTGTGACTGTACAGGCTAACTCTATAACTAACAAAATTCAAGCTATAAAAGATAGTGCTAAAAAGAGTTTAACTCCAAGTGATGATTATTTCAACCAAGTAGGCGAGTATTTAACTGCTGTAAATTCTATTAGAGAAAAGAATAAGCTTCATAATGAAGATAAGTCGGCAATTATATTTAATGCTTTTGTTGAAGAGAAAAAAGACATTGACCGAAGATATGAGGGTACAAAAGAGAAAGATGCACTCAAGCTAAAAATGAATGAACTTGAAATGGCTTATTTTAAATATGCTAAGAAAAATGCTTCATACGATAGACTTGGAAAGGCTACTCTTTTTTATGATGCAATCACAGATATGTATGTAAGAATATCAAGATATATAGATGTTGATAAGGATGGCACAGAGCATGACCGTATCAGAACAGACCGTTTTAAACCATCAACTATAAACAAATATATCGACCTTGAGTCTAAAAAACTCGCAGGTGTACATATTGATACAAAATTAAGAACTACTATACTTAGAAACTTCAAGCCATTTATTAAAGAATTTGCACCACTTAAACCTGCTTTTTATGGCGAGTTCTTTAATACTTACAAGCCGAACGGCTTTTTAGATGTTAATGTACAAAATGTTTTAAGTGTTGAAAACTTCACAGAAATAACAATGCCTCAGCGATACCCAATAATAAACGCACTACTTGAGAACATAGCACCTTATATAGATGAGCGAGTATTTTTACTTAATTGGTTAAGTACGATTTTAAACACAGCTAAAAAGACTAAGACTGCTATTATCCTCAAGGGAATTCAAAGAACAGGTAAAGGTGTATTCGCTTCTAAAATTATAGAGTATGCAATGCACGAGAGCAACTGTTTTGTAGCTACTAATGCAAATCTTAGTGATAATTTTAATAGCTACTTAGAAGATAAGCTATTTATAACTTTTGATGAAGTAAAGGGAGATTTTCACAAAGACAAAGATATTGCAAATAAAATCAAGCTCATAGTGTCCGAAGAGAACATATCTATCAGAACTATGCACACAAATCCTTATATGATTAGATTTACAGCTAACTGTATCTTTTTAAGTAATGAAGATTTACCTATTCCAATGGATCAGTCGGATGAGAGATTATCAGTTATTGAAACGAAGTCAAAAGTTTTAGCTCAAGTGGCAAGAGAAATGGGATTAAATGGAATGCCAGAGTTTATACCTCTTTTAGAAAAAGAACGAGATGCTTTTTTAGTTCATTTAAAGATGTGTAAATTTGATATTAATTTAGCAATGTCAACTATCAAAAATAAAACTAAGAAAGCCATCCAAGATGCAACATCTACTACTCAATCTGTTTTAAAAACTGCATTTAGAAGCCAAGACCTTGAGACTATTGATGAAATTTTAGAAGAGGCTATTCAAGACACTAGAAACTCTATTCTAATAAAATCAGAGATTGAAAAAATGGTACAAGGAGAGTATGGAGCTTCTAAAGTAAAAGAGACTATTCCTTTCCCTCATCCAAATATAAATATGAAATCAATCTTCATGGAAGAGTTAAAAGCAGGTTTTATCTCAAATACTAGCTTAAAATGGTTTAGCAATGTAACAAATATCGAACACATACTAAAAAGCGATACAAAGTTTGGTAACTTCTGGAACTTGGTACTTAACCAAGCGACACTCATAAAATTAAAATGGGAAGATAATCTAAACACTCCAGAGGGAGTTCAATTAGTAGAGTTCACACATAGTGAGAAGTTTAGACCTATCAATCAACATGAAGAGATAAAGACTTTTCACTTCAACCAAAAGACTTTCGCATTCACAGGCAAAAAGACAGCAGTAGAGCTTACTCAAGACATCTTCTAAAAACACCGCAAGAAACACCGACCTATATATAGAAACGGGTCGGAAACACATTAAAAATACATAAGAAACACCACTAAAAACACCACTAAAGCCCTATATATAGGGATATAACACTATTTTCTATTTTTAACTCCATAGATTTTTCTAAAATATTTTTTTTATTTGAGATTATTTTATAATTGTATTATGATACTCTATCAAAGCCCATAGTATAGGGCTTTATAGTGCTTTTAGTGTAGTGTTTCTTATGTGTTTCTTAT